TTCATCGAGGGTACCACTTGTTTTTACTGCCCAAGCTCCACCAGCAGCAGCTGCAGAAGCCCAAGTTGAACCGTCTGAGGTTAGTACATTACCACTACTACCGGGAGCAATTGCCTGTAGTGCAGAAGTACCATTTCCCAGCAACGCTGAATTGGCCGTTAAAGTAGCTGCTCCTGTACCGCCATTAGCTACTGGCATTGTTCCTGTAACATTAGAAGTTAAGTTACAGTAAGTAGTAGAAGTACTTCCTGTACCTCCTCCAGCTATTGGTAACGTAGCAAAGGATAAGGCAGCACTACCATTTGTTATGATAGGCTGATTAGCACTACCATCAGCGTCTGGAAAAATAAGTGTCCCATCTCCTAACGCTACTTTGCCAGTTCCCGCCCCTGTGATAGAAATATTAGTATTATCACTTTTGGTTGTTAGAGTATCTGCTTTAAGTGTTGACATTGCTTTTTCTTTCCTTTATCAAATAATTACTAATGTACCATCAACTTGAAGCGTAACCCCAGCAGCTACGGAAAGTGGTCCAGTTGCACTGGCATTTTCTGTAGCAGTAATAGTTACATCGGCATCTAAGGCTAATTCATTAATACGGAAAATATCACCAGCCGAAGACCCGACTGTTCCATTATCTCCCTTAAAATAACCTCCTCCACCTGTAGCCCAAGATAAAGCTCCTGAACCATCAGTAATAAGACTTTGATTTTCATCCCCATCAGCATTAGGTAAAGTCCAAGTAATATTACTGGCTATAGTGCCATCTCCCTGAAATGCTACATAGTTTGATGAATCAGCATCACCAAATCTTAAATCTCCTTGTGCTTTAAGAAGTATATTCGTATCTACATTCAGTGAAGCAATAGAGGCTACTGTTACTACAGTTAACTGATTAACCGTAAAGGAAGCAACAGAAGTTGATGCTGAAGGTAAATTAGTTAAATTAGAACCATCTCCAGTAAAATAACCAGCTGAAACAGTACCACTAAATTCTCCAGCTACACCAGAAACTTTCGTTGTAAAACTTCCTGTAACAGCTACTAAATCTGTTGTACTTATTCCTGTACTAAAACTACCACTAGCACCATCTATATCTCCAGTGACATTGCCAGTTAAAGCTCCATCAAAGGTAGCTGCACTAACAGTTCCGCTAAATTCTCCAGCTACACCAGAAACTTTAGTAGTAAAACTACCTGTATCTGCTACAAAGTCAGTGACAGACATATTAGAAGATATTTGAGCAGACGTAAGAACTGCGTAACCACCACTAACATTGGTAGCAGTTTCTGCTGATGCTATCACCCCTGTAAGATTGGAACCATCTCCATAATAAGTATTTGCACTAACAGCTCCTAAGAATGTACCACTACTGGCAGAGACTTTTGTAAAAATTCCTTGTCCTGCTAAATTTAACTGGTTAGCATTGACAGTAACAGCCACTCCCAATAACTGGAATGTACCATTAATATTAAGAGTATCATCAGATAATTGTAATGGTGAATCCGTACCATCTCCACTTTCGATAACACGAACTGTCGAATCAAGACCATCATTCGTAGAAACAGCAACTTTAAGAAGCTGTTTATAAGTATTGGATATTAATTTGCCTGTAAAATCGGTCATGCGTTATTCCAACTTGAAAATGTATTTTCCCATTTAGTAACAGCAGTATTCCAGTAAACTGTTCTACCACCTGTATCCGGTCTTGGATTTCTAATATTCGGGTTATCCCGCACATCAGGTATTTTATTCAATGGACTATTCTTTAAATCAAATGCTCCATCAAAATCAGTAGGACATACCAACATACCATAACTATTTAAACGCATCACTCTATGTGGATAGACAAACCCACATGTATCACACATTGCTAATGCATTTTTATTACTAGCCATTTAGACATATCCTAGTCTGGGCAACAAGAACAAACTTGCCCTTTGTCTGTCTTCTGTAAAGGCTCTTCCTAGTACTTCTTCATAGTTTTGTTTCAACATAACAATTCTATTCGGGTCTACACCGGGACGCTTCATTGACATGTAATAGGCCAATCCACAAGTAAGAGGAGGAAGAAATCTCTTGGGAACATCAGCATTCTGTATAGCCGATTTATCCACATCTTCCAACGCACTGATAGTTTCCAGTTTTATGAGGTCAGTGGAATTCTCTGGAATAGGCCAAAGTGAGATAGAAATATTGTCCCGGTCTCTCTTGATAGAATACTGGCTGGCTCGTCCGGTCTGGCCCTTACGTGGAATGAGGAGATATTCTTCATAAGTTATACGTGTGGGGGCTAAATCTATATCATCACGATTAATCACCACTTCCATAACATCCAGTACGGGGTCACTTAATGTATAACTTGTTACACTGGCAGCAACAGTAACTGCTGTAGTTGCTGTAGTCCAGAGAAGTATTCCACGATTTTGCCAATCCTTGAGCATAAGATTAATGGAACGTCGTGCAGAAGCAGGCTCGTGACCAAGAAGTTGCTCACCGCCTATCATTTCTGAAGCTTCCTGTATAACTTCGTCTATGTCCAGATTAAAGTTAAATGTACCTGAAACAGCCATTATCTACGCTTCTTTCGTTTTTTACGTTTAGCACGAGCAGTATCCCGTGCATTTTCCAGAGCAATTGCAACCGCCTGCTTCTGAGGATAACCTTCCTCTAACAGTTTCTTGATATTATCACTTATAGTTTTTTGAGAAGAGCCTTTTTGAAGAGGCATTCTCAGTCTTTATACTCGTAGATTTTACCGGGTTCATAATCACAGATAACATCTGTTTCTGGACCTACTACGGATGGTCCTTTACGAGCAGCACCAAAGCCCTGCCCAGTAGGTTTACCAGTTCCAGCAATCAGTGCTTCCTTATACTCCTTATAACCTTCCTTGGTATAAGGATATATGGTATTTCCATAAATAGGCATTAGACTCTTCCTCCTGCTTTATAGCCGACCATGATTTTACCACCAGCTTTACGAGAAGTAGTACCGCCCTTCTTGCGACTTACAGAACCACCCTTCTTCGCCATTGTACGCGCACCAGAATAAGGTCCACGACCAAGAGCACGTTCCATACCTTCACTCTCAGCTCTACGAGCTGCAAGATTTCCAGTAACACCACGATTACGAGCACCTAGAGATTCATCCAGCCGTGCATTATAACCCTGTGTCAGACCACCACCCTGTTTCTTGACAGTACCACCAGCCTTACGCTTTACAGTACCACCTGTTTTAGTAAACCTGCGGCGTTCCCTTTCAGGTAAAACACCAGCCCTAGTTTCTTCAGCAGGAGACAATCCCACACGACTCATTGGAAAACCACCAACCTGTTTCTTGACTGTACCACCAGATTTAATATTTTTTAGACCTTTACCTGACTTAGTCTTTTTAGTAGGGAAGTCCATACCAGCACCTGTTGGGGGCTTTTTGCGATACTTTTTCTTACGAGGATTATAAGGGCCAGCAGTACCCTTCATTGGAGCATCATACCAATCTTTTCGGTCCTTATTAATTTTAGATACTTTAGTGCCTTTTCTTTTTTTAGCATGACCAACACCACCAGTCATTCTCTTAATAGTAGCCATAATCTTTATCTCCTCTAAATGGTTCCACCTTTTTTATAACCTCTACCAAAACCTCTTAATGCAGCACCCGTTCCCAATGCTCCACCAGACTTTCTCTTTACAGTTCCGCCAGCTTTTCGACCACTGTAAACTTTTTTTCTAGCTGCTTTTCCAGCAGCATGTTTTGTTGACAATTTCCATTTGCGACGAAGTTCATCCATAATTGCTTTATTCTTCGTAGGGTTTGCGGAGGCAGGATGGCGTGTAGAAAAAGTACCTGTGACCTTCCCAACTGACTTCCCACCTGAGGGTAATTCGGGTAGCTTGAACGGTGCCAACATCTGAGGTTTGCCAGTTCTGGACTTACGAGCACCAGTATAAAGTTTGTCTCTAGCCTCTGCACCCTTAGATTTTTTTGCTCGTGATGCTATTCCGCCTGACTGCTTCTTAACTGTACCACCTGTTTTCGCTTGAGTAGGTGGAGTTTGTTCAGCAGCTTTATTTCTTTCTCTTTTATTTTTTCTTTCCTCCTCTTTAGTTTCTAGTGTAAATGTAATATCACCGGGATGAACTCCCATGCCTATTAATTTTTTACGTTCAGCTGCAGACATTGCTTGCTTACGAGAAGGAGGAAGTTTTTTTATTGTTACAGAAGTATCTTTCTTCTTTTTAAGGCGCATCTTTTTAGGAT